ACCGAGGTCGCCATCAACACCCTGGGCTACGTCATGGACCACGACCCCGGCCCGGTCATGGTCTGCCTGCCCGGCGAAGTAAGCATGAACAAGTGGGTGGCGCAAAAGCTAAACCCAATGATCGACGAATCGCCCGCCGTCAAAAAGGCGCTCACCAGTGTGGCCAGCCGCGACAGCGCCAACACGCGCACGTTCAAAGACTTCGCCGGTGGCCAGCTTTACCTGGAGCACGCGGGCAGCCCGAGCCGCCTCAAGTCCACCACCGTGCGCACCATGATTGTGGACGAGGTGGACGAATTTTCCAACAACCTCAGCGGTGGCGATGACCCGCTTGAAATGCTCAAGGGCCGCACCAGCGCGTTCCCGGCCACCAGCAAAAGCCTGTACATCAGCACGCCCCAAATCCGCGGCTTAAGCCGCATCGAGCAGCTTTACCTCAAAAGCGATCAGCGCCGCTACCATGTGCCGTGCCCGCACTGCGGCCACATGCAGCACCTTGAATGGCGCGGCCTGCACTGGAGCCCCGACGGCAAACAGGTCTGGTACGTCTGCCAAGAATGTGGCGCCAGTATCGACGAGCACCACAAAACCGACATGATCAAACGCGGCCAGTGGGTGCCCGCCAACCCTGATAGCCGCACGCGCGGCTACCACATCAACTGCCTTTACTACCAGTTTGGCCTGGGCCCGCGCTGGCTTGACCTGGTAGAAACCTGGCGCGAAGTGCAGGCCGAGCCCGCGCGCCTCAAAACCTTTGTCAACGACCGCCTGGCCGAGCCATGGGAAGACGCCGCCATGCGCGCCGTCAAGCACAATGCCATTGCCGACCGCGCCGAAAGCTACGCGCTGCGCACCGCCCCGCCCGGCGTGCTGTGCATTACCGCCGGCATCGACACGCAAGACAACCGCCTGGCCGTGCAGATCATCGGCTGGGGCCGCGGCCTGGCCTTTTGGGTGCTTGACTACGTGGAGCTGCCCGGCGACCCGGCCAGTGATGACGTGTGGACGGCGCTTACCGAACTGCTTAACACCCCCATCATGCACGCCAGCGGCGCGCTGATGCGCGTAGAGGCCATGGCCAACGACGCCGGTGGCCACCGCACCGAAGACGTCAAAAACTACGTGCGCAGCCGCCGCGTGCGCCGCCCGATGGCCATCTTTGGCGCCGTCCCCAACAACGCGCCGGTGCTCAGCAAAGGCAGGCTGCACGATGTTGACTGGCGCGGGCGCAGCGACAAACGCGGCGTGATGGTGTACCACGTCGGCACCGTGGGCGCCAAGCACTGGCTCTACAGCCGCCTGAGCACCGACGCCGACAAAACCCCCGAAACCCGCAGCACGCACTTTACCGACCAGCTGCCCATGGAGTACTTCCCCGGCCTGGTCAGCGAAACATACGACCCCGCAAAAAACCGCTTCATCAACCGCCGTGGCGCGCGCAATGAGGCGCTTGACACCTGGGTTTACGCCTACGCCGCCGCGCACCACCCAGAGCTGCGCCTGCACCGCTTCACCCGCGCCGACTGGGACAAGCTCGAGGCGCGGCTGCTAAACAACCCCGGCGCCGCGCCCCAAAGCGCCCAGCCCGTTGATGACCCGGCGCCGCCCGGCGGCACCAGCGCCTTTGTAAGCCAGCAGCTCAAACCCATTGCGGCCAAACGCCCCAAGCCAACTTTTATCAACCGCTGGAAATAGCCGCATGCCCGCCCGCAAAACCCCGCACGAAAGGCTCAAGATGATCATTCGCGAAATTGCCATCAGCTTTGCCAAAGCCACCGGCGCGGCCAACCCGACCCCGGCGCAAATCCGCACTGTGGAGCTGGAAATATCAAAACACTTTGGCGGCGAGCGCCTGTACGTGCCAGCGCACCCCAAAGCCCGCCGCCAGGCCAGCGTGGCGGCCATTTTGAAAGAAGCCAAACGCACCCAGCGCGACATGGCGCGCACCATCGGCATAAGCGAGCGCACCGTGCGCCGCGCCCTTAACGGCAAGTAGCCCGCCGAACCGGACACTTTTTGCCTTAACACGCCGCGCCAAACCCATCATCATGCCGCTACCCAGCCCACTCATGCAAAACAACCCGCCCCAAAGGACTTACCATGGCTAAATTCGCCCATGCCGACGTGCTCGACCAAGGCCCAAACTACATCAAAACCAACTGCAACAAGATGGCGCTGATTTCGGCGTACACCTTTGGCGACAGCTACACCATCGTCAACGCCGCCATTCTGGCAGAGGCCACCATGGCCAGTACCGACTTCACACTGGCCAGCGCCACCAACGACCGCACGCTGACCACCGCCTCAGGCAAAAGCGACACGGCGGCTAACGCCTCGGGCGGCTCCGCCACCAACCACATTGCATTTGTTGACACCGTTAACAGTAAAGTGCTCTGGGTGACAGAAGAAACATCAGGGCAAGCCGTAACAGCCGGCAACCCGGTTAACTTCCCCTCCCTGGTTTACAAAGCCGTTCAGCCAGTCGCCGCCTGATAGAGGCCGCTTATGGCCACTGCCACGCTCTATTTTGTCAGTAGCGTCGCTGGCAACGTCGCCACGCCTGGAAATGCACTGGGCGCGGCTGATGGCGTATTTACCACTGACGCCAATGCCACCGTAAGCTGGACGCACCGCTGGCGGCTCGGTACCGTTGCCGATTCAGCGCCTACGGGCACCCAAAGCCTCACACTGGTGATGCGCAAGGGTACCAACACGGGCAACCCCACGGTTTCCAGTGTGACGCTGTACCAGGGCGGGGCCTCACTGGGCGCGCTCACGCTGTTCAGCGGCTCAACCACCATCGACAGCACCACCGGGCAGGAGCTGGTGTACCAGTTTGCCGGTTCGTTGCTGGCCGACATGGTGGACGTGGACATCGAGATTGCTACAGCGGGCACCGGCGGCGCGCCCGCCAATAAAAATGCCGCATCGATTGACGCTGGCGCCTGGGCGGCAAACTACGACCCGGTGGTCACCGCCATCACCCTGAGCGCGGGCAACGTGGCCCAGGCCAACAGTGCCACCAGCGGCGCGGTAACACAAAGCCACACACTGAGCGCAGGCAACGTAGCCCAAGCCAACAGCGCCAGCGCCGGGGCCATCAGCCAAAGCCACGCGCTAAGCGCCGCCAACGTGGCCCAAGCCAACACCAGCAGCGCGGGCGCGGTAAACATCACCTTTACCGTGAACTTGAGCGGCGCCAACGTGGCCCAAGCCAACAGCGCCAGCGCCGGGGCCATCAGCCAAAGCCACGCGCTAAGCGCCGCCAACGTGGCCCAGGCCACCAGCGCCAGCGCCGGGGCCATCAGCCAAAGCCACGCGCTAAGCGCCGCCAACGTGGCCCAGGCCACCAGCGCCAGCGCCGGGGCCATCAGCCAAAGCCACACATTAAGCGCCGCCAACGTGGCCCAAGCCAACACCAGCAGCGCGGGCGCGGTAAACATCACCTTTACCGTGAACTTGAGCGGCGCCAACGTAGCCCAAGCCAACACCAGCAGCGCCGGGGCCATCAGCCAAAGCCACGCGCTAAGCGCCGCCAACGTGGCCCAGGCCACCAGCGCCACCAGCGGCGCGGTAACACAAAGCCACACGCTAAGCGCCGCCAACGTAGCCCAAGCCAACAGCGCCAGCGCCGGGGCCATCAGCCAAAGCCACGCGCTAAGCGCCGCTAACGTGGCCCAAGCCAACACCAGCACCGCGGGCGCGGTAGATCTGACCTTTACCGCGCACCTGAGCGGCGCCAACGCGGCCCAAGCCAACACCAGCAGCACCGGGGCCATCAGCCAAAGCCACACCCTGAGCGCCGCCAGCGCCGCGCAAGCCAACCGCGCCAGCGCCGGGGCCATCAACCAAACCCATGTGCTAATGGCCGACGCCGTGGCCGTTGACCACATTGCCGCCGCCAGCGCCATTGTGCAAACGCACTTGCTGTTTGGCACCGCGGCCAGTCAGGCCAATACCAGCAGCGCGGGGGCTATTTCGTTGGTCATACCAGACGCCTTCAGCAGCGACAGCCGCCAGCGCCTGGGGCCGGCCAACATTGGCGCCAGCGCCGCCTTCGGCCCCGCCGCCATGGGCCGCGCCAGCGTGCGCCTGGGGCCGGCCAACATTGGCGCCAGCGCCGCCTTCGGCCCCGCCGCCCTGGGCCGCGCCAGCGTGCGCCTGGGCACACCCGCGCTTAGCCAAACCACCCGTATCGGAGTTAACCCATTATGACCCTGGCCAACAAAATCACCGCAGGCGACACTTTAAGTTTTTTAACTACCGTGGCCGACTACCCCGCCAGCGCCGGCTGGGTGCTGGTTTATTTGCTGATTCCGCGCGACACCGGCAGCGCCATTACCCTAACCGGCAGCGCCGAGGGCAACGACCACCGCATCGAGGCCGGCGCCAGCGTGACGGCGCTGTGGACGCCCGGCCACTACTCCTGGGTAACGTATGCCACCATGGCCGGCGAGCGCTACACGCTGCAGAGCGGCCAGGTTGAGATATTGCCAAACCCGGCCACACAAACCAGCTACGACGCGCGAAGCCCCGCTGCGCTCATTGTTGACCAGCTCATGGCCGCTTACACCACGTACAGCGCCAGCCAGGGCAATGTGGCCGAGTATGAGATTGCGGGCCGAAAAATGAAGTACCGCAGCAGCGCCGAAATTCTTGACCAGCTCAACCACTGGAAAGCAATTCTGGCCGCCGAAAAGCGCGCCGAGCGCATCAACGCCGGCCTGGGCGCAGGCAACAAACTATTAACGAGGTTCTAGCCATGGGCATTTTTGACCGGATTTTTAAACGATCCACCCCGCCGCCGGCGCCAAAAATACACCGCGCCGAGGCCAACATTCGCGCCACGCGCAATTTTGAGGCGGCCATGACCGACCGCCTGAACGCTTCCTGGAACAGCCCCGCGCTTACCGCCAACGAAGAAGTGGCCGCCGCGCTGGAGATCACCCGCAACCGCGCCCGCAGTCTGGCCAAAGACAACGAATTTGCGCATAAATACCTGGCCATGGTGGTCGCCAACGTGGTCGGCTCCGGCGGCTTTGGCTTGCAGTCGCTCGCCAAAGAGGGCGACAAGCCCGACAACCTGGCGCGCAATTTGATTGAAAAATCGTTTTACGCCTGGCAGCACCGGGGGGTTTGCGAGCTCTCCGGGCGGCTCAGCTTTGCCGACGTGCAGCGCCAGGTTATAGAAACCTGGGCGCGCGACGGCGAAGCCCTGCTGCTGCACGTTACCGGCGCTGACGCTGGCAACGCGCACGGTTACGCGCTGCGCCTGCTTGAGGTAGAGCGCCTGCCGGTGCAGTACAGCAAAGACCTTAAAAACGGGCACCAGGCCGTCATGGGTGTCGAAGTGAACGCATTTAACCGCCCGGTGGCCTACTGGCTCAACCTGGGCCACCTGAGCAGCAGCCACACCCAAGGCACCCTCACGCGCCTCGAAGCAAGCAAAGTGCTGCACATTTTCAAGCCCTACCGGCCCGAGCAGGTGCGCGGCATGCCAAGCATGCACACCGTCATCGCTGGCCTGAAAATGCTCGACGGCTACGAAGAAGCGGCCATTGTGGCCGCGCGCATTGGCGCGAGCAAAATGGGCTTTTTCACCACCCCTGACGGCGATGCCAGCTCGCTTGGCGCTGATAAGGACGATACCGGCAACTACATCACCGACGCCGACCCCGGCAGCTTCCAGACCCTGCCCAACGGCGTCACGTTTCAGGACTGGAACCCTGACTACCCGCACGCCAACTACCAGGCATTCATGAAAACGCGGCTGCGCTCAATAGCCAGCGGCCTGGGCGTGACTTACCACGGCCTCGCCAATGACCTTGAGGGTGTCAACTTTTCCAGCATCCGAAGCGGCACGCTGGAAGAACGCGACGCCTGGATGGTGCTGCAAAACTGGTTTATCGAGGCATTTTTGCGCCCTATTTTCCGCGAATGGCTGACCTGGTCGCTTACCTACGGCGCCATCAGCTATGCCAGCGGCACCAAACTGCCAATTGCCAAATACGCCAAGTTTTCCGAGCACGCCTGGATGGGCCGGCGCTGGGGCTGGGTTGACCCGCTCAAAGACATCGAGGCCGCGCGCCTGTCCATCAAATCAGGCATTGCCAGCCCGCAAATGGTGGCCGCGCAAAGTGGCGTTGACATTGATGACGTGATTGGCGCCATCGCCGAGTTCGAGGCGCAAGTGGCCGCCAGCGGCATCACGCTGATCAACTTCGAAAGCAACCCGCAGGGCCAGGCAGCGGTGGCAGCCGCCGCCAAACCGCCCACAGAAACTGCCGCCTGAACCGGACACTTTTTGCCTTAACACGCCACGCCAAACCCATCATCATCACCCCCAAGAAAGCAGCACCACCATGAGCACAAACCGCACCATCAAAACAGGCACCTTGCACCGCATGGCAGCGTTTACGCGCGCCGAAATTGACGAAGCCGCCCGCACCGTGCCGCTGGCCTTTAGCAGCGAAACCCCGGTTGACCGCTGGTTTGGCGCCGAAATTCTCGACCACGCCACCAGCTCTGTGCGCCTGGAGCGCCTGAACAACGCCGGCCCGCTGCTGCTAGATCACGACCCCACCCGCCAAATTGGCGTTATTGAAAAAATCACTATCGGCAAAGATCGCGTCGGACGCGCACTGGTGAGGTTTGGTAAAAGCCCCGCCGCCGAGGAGATTTATCAAGACGTCAAAGACGGCATTCGCCAGCACGTCAGCGTGGGCTACCGAGTCCACAAAATGGTGCTGGAAAGCCGGCAGGGCGAGCAGGAGAGCTACCGCGCGCTTGATTGGGAGCCGCTGGAAATCTCCATGGTTGCCGTGCCCGCTGACGCCACTGTAGGCGTTGGTCGTGCCAGCGCCCCGCCAGACGCGCAAGCGTTTGAAACCGTGATTGAAGAAGGCGCCGCCGCCCGCGCCGCCGCCATTGAACCCGCCCCCACCATTGAACCCACCCCGAAGGAACCTACCATGACCGCACCCGTTGTTGATACCAAAGCGATTGAAGCCACCGCCCGCGCTGACGCTTCCAAGGCCGAGCGCAGCCGCACCAATGAAATCGCCGCCCTCGGCGAAGCCCACGCCAAGCGCGGCGGCGACAAGCTTGCCATGCAATACATCCGCGAAGGCAAAACGCTCGAAGAATTCCGCACCGCCTTGCTTGACGCTGCCGCCCAGGCGCCAGAAACAGACACGGTGCAATTGAGCACCCGCGAGGCAAAAGACTACTCTTACGTGCGCGCCATTGCCGCCGCCCTGGCCCGCGCCGAAGGCCAAAACGTGAGCGGCTTCGAGGTCGAGATCAGCCAGGACATCGAGCGCGGCATGCCCGCCAACGTCAAACGCAACGGCGGCATCTTTGTGCCGCTAAGCCTGCAACGCGTCGCGGTGGCCGAGTCGCTTTACAACACCACCGGCAAAGGTGCCAGCACCGTGTTCACGCAAGCGGGCGACTTCATCGAGATGCTGCGCAATGCCAGCGTGGCCGTGAGCCTGGGCGCACGCGTGATGAACGGCCTGACCGGCCCGGTCAGCTTCCCGAAACAAACCGGCGGTGCCAGCGCCTACTGGGTGGCTGAAAACGACGGCACCGACGTGACCGCGAGCAACGCCACGCTGGGCGCCGTCTCGCTCAGCCCCAAAACGCTGCAAGGCACCACGGCATTCAGCCGCCAGTTGATGGCACAAAGCAGCCTGGATGTAGAGGCCTTCATTCGCCAAGACCTGGCCGCCGCCCACGCGCTGGCCTGGGACTTGGCCGTGTTGCATGGCACCGGCGACGCCAACCAGCCCACCGGCATTTATGCTGCGGCTGACGTCAACAGTGTCGCCTTTGGCGGTGTGCCCACTTACGCGCTGCTGATCGACATGATTACCGAGGTACTCAAAGACAACGCCTTGGGCGGCTCCCTGGCCTTTGTAACCACCCCCGGTTTGGCCGGCAAGCTGGCTAAAACGGTGGTGGCCGCCAACACCGACACCCGCATGCTGTGGGACGGCCGGCTCAACGAAGGCGTGGTGGCCGGCTACCGCGCTGTGGCCTCTAACCAGGTGTCAGCCACGCTCGGCGCCGGCGCCGAGCAGGGCCTGATCTTTGGCAACTGGGCTGACGTGATGATCGGCAACTTTGGCAGCATGGAGCTGGTGGTTGACCCCTACGCGCTGAAAAAGCAGGGCATGATCGAAGTGACTTCCTTCCAGCTGTGCGACATCGCGCTGCGCCGCGGCCAGTCATTTGTCAAAGCCACTGGCGCCACCGTGTAACAGCCTGCCGCGCCATGAAAATCACCTTCACACGCGGCACCGCGCTGGGCGGCATCGGCAACGATGCTCACCCTGGCGACGTGCGCGATTTGCCCGACGCTCGCGCCCTGAGCCTCGTCGCCCAGGGCCGCGCCGTGGCAGGCGACACCTCCCCTAAAAAGCTCAGCGCCAAGCCAGCGGCCAGGCCCGCTCGGCAAGCGCCTGCGGCAACACCTGAAAGCACATAATGGACATTATTGGCGACGCCACCCTTACCCCGCTGCAGGCCCCGGCGAGCATCAGCGCCAGCGGCAATACCGCCGGCATTGACGCGCGCTCGCTCGCCGGGCAGGGCGCTTTACTATTGACCGGCTATGCCACGGCAGGCACCTCGCCAACGCTGGCCGTCAAGCTGCAGGGCGCGCCTGACGGCGATGTGGTCACCAGCGTAACCGCCGGAGCCAACACCGGCACTGGCACCTGCACGCAAGTTTATGGCGGCCCCGACGCGGTAGCCGAAACCATCACCGTCACCTTCAGCAACGCCACCACCGCCACCGTGGTCGGCAGCGTCACTGGCGCGCTGGCTGACGCCACTGTGGGCACGCTGTATCAAAGCAGCAAAGTCGAATTCATGCTGAGCGCCGGTGACACGGCGTTTGTCAACACCGACACCTTCACCATCATCACCACAGCGCGCACCTATGCCGACGCGGGCGCGGCCTTTGCCGAACTCGACACGGCGCGCAGCATTCAGAAAATCGGCGTCAACTTCGATCAAATGAAGCGCTTTTTGCGCGTGAACTACGTCATTGGCGGCTCTGCCAGCCCGGCCTATGCCGTGGCGGTGGCTGCCATCAGCGCGGTGCAGTAAGCCATGCTCACTGAAGACTTTGGCGCCTTTTTCGACACAGCCGGTTTTGCCACTGTGGCAACTTTAGGTGGCGTAGTTGTACGCGGGGTTTTTGACAACGGCTTTGACGATCAGGCTTTGGCCATGGGTGTGGCCGCCACGGCGCCAGTGTTTATGCTGGCGAGCGCCAGCGTCCCAACCCCCGTGATCGGCGTATCGCTGGTCATCGGCGCGGTCGCTTACAAAGTGGTCGAGTCGATGCCTGACGGCACCGGCGTGACCCGTCTGCAGCTTAGGGTATAGCCATGGCCAGCGCGCAACAGCAAATCATGACCGCTTTGCAAACTTTGCTGGCAGCCGCCGGCACGGTAGCCAGCACACGGGTTTACCTAGACCGCGTGGACAGCCTGCAGACCACCGAACTGCCCGCCATTGTGATCGAAGAACGCGGCGAGGCGGCTGATGTCACCGAGCTGGACGACACCCAGCAGCGCAACAGCACCTTTGTGGTGCACTGCGTGTTGGCGCACACCACCACGGCAGCCTATGATGCCCGCGCCTTTGGTTCGGCCGTTGAAAAAGCAATTGCAGGCAGCGCCGACGTGAAAGCCTTGGCACACATGGGTATGTACATGACCGAGAGCAAAACCGAAATCAACGGCGACGGCGACCGGCTACTAGCCTCGCGTGACCAAGTGTGGCAAGCCAGTTATTTTGTGCACCCCACCAACCCTGAAATCATCAACCCCTAAAGGACTTCACTATGTCTGGAATTTCCGCACAAGGCAGCACGCTGCACATCGCCACCGGCACCGGTGGTGCCAAAACCATCACTGCTATCACGGTGGGCAACCCGGCTATTGTCACCAGCACAGCCCACGGGCTGAGCGACGGCGACGTGGTCACCATTGCCGCTGTGGCCGGCACCATGAGCACCGACCTGAATGGCAGCACCCGCGTCATCAGCAACGTGACCACCAACACCTTCGCGCTACTCGACTTTGACAGCACGGGCCTTACCTACACCAGCGGCGGTACGGCCACGCCGGTGACCTACACCAAAATCAACGGTGTGCTGTCATTCAGCGGCCTCGACGGCGCAGCCTCTGACCTGGATGTGACTGATCTGGATAGCACCGCCATGGAGTACATCAATGGCCTGGTCGATGAAGGCCAATTCAGTTTCGAGGCCAAGCGCATTGCCACCGATAACGGCCAGATTGCCGTCATCGCCGCGCGATCCAGTGGCGCCGTGACTGGGCTCAAGCTTACCTTGCCTGACGCTGCCGTAGCCACCTTTAACGTGTTGGTAAAAACCGTGCCAGTCAACGGGGCGGTCAATGCCGTGCTCAAGGGCAGCTACGACTGCAAGATCACCGGCCCGGTGGTGTGGAGCTAAGCCATGACGCTGCTGAGTAAAAGCGCCATTCTGGCAGCGGTCGACCTCAAGACCGAGGACGTGGATGTGCCCGCCTGGGGCGGCACTGTGCGCATTCGTACCATGACTGGTCTGGAACGTGATGAATTTCGCGCCAGTATTGCTGCCGCAGATGGTGAAAACGGTGTACCAATTGGCAAGTTCAGTGCAGCGCTGCTGGTGGCCGCTTGCGTGGACGATTCAGGCGCGCGGCTGTTCACGGCCAGCGACATGGCCGCGCTGCAGGCCAAAGCCGCCGCCAGCCTGGATGCCCCCGCCGCCGTGGCCATGCGCATCAATGGTTTGGGTGCCGGTGCCGTGGAGGCTGCCGAAAAAAACTCCGTGAGCGGCCAGAGCGTAGATTCTGGTTCCGCCTAGCCAAAGAGCTTGGTAAAAGTGTCCAACAAGCCCAACGCGAAATCAGTAGCAATGAATTCACAGAATGGATTGCTTATTACCGTTTGGAGCCTTTTGGCGAGCAAATTGCCGACCTGCGCCACGGTGTGGCCACGGCGCTACTGGCCAACGTCAACCGCAACACCGAAAGCCGCCCAGAGCCCTACCATCCCGATGACTTTGTTTACTGGGGCCGCCGCGAGGTGGCAGCCCCAGAGCCGGTGCAGCTCAATGACCCAGTGGCGCAAAGCAACCTGATTCGGGCTGCCCTGTTTGGCATTGCCCCCAAAACCTAAACGAGAATCATGGCAAACAACAACCTAACCATCAAGCTCTCGGCAGATATTGCAAAATTTCAAGGCGACATGATTCGGGCTGGCAACAGCACCGAGCAAGCCATGCGCAAAATGGAAAATCAGGCCAAGATGGTTGGCCGCGCCATGGGCTTGATGGCCGTGTCTGCTGGCGGTGCGTTGGCCGTCATGGTCAAAGCGTCAATCGACTCCATGGACAAAATGAGCAAGCTGGCGCAGCAAACCGGCACCACCACCGAAACCCTTTCCGCACTGTCTTATGCCGCCAAACTCTCTGGTGTGAGCACCAACGCGCTGGGCAGCGCCATCGTCAAGCTGTCCAAAAACATGAGTGACGCCACTCAGGGCGTGGGCGAGGCTGGCAAGGGCTTTAAGGCGCTTGGCATTAGCGTCACCGACAGCAGCGGCGCCCTTAAAAGCAGCGACGTGATCATTAGCGAACTGGCAGCCAAGTTTGCCACTTTTAAGGATGGCGCTGAAAAAACCGCGCTAGCCATTAACATTTTTGGCAAGTCGGGCGCTGAGCTGATCCCGCTGCTCAACAGCGGCGCCGACGGCATCAAGGTCATGACCGACGAAGCTGCCCGCATGGGCCTGGTAATGAGTACCGAAACCACCAAGGCTGCCGAGCTGTTCAATGACAACCTCACGCGCCTGTCATCTCTCAGCACGGCTGCCGCCCAAGCGCTAACAGCTGAACTGCTTCCGTCTTTGATCAACATCCAGAATGAATTCCTGACCGGCATGAAATACGGCAAAGGGTTTATTGACACCATTCTGCTGCTGGGCACCATCAACCCATTCAACACCATAGGCAACAACATCAACAGCTTGACAAAGGAGTTGGCCGAGCTCGAGGCGCAGCGCGCCGAAACCGCCAAATACCAGTTTTTAAGCACCACGGCCATTGACCGGGAAATTGATGGCGTCAAGCGCAAAATTGGTTATCTCAAAGACATGCAGGCCCAGGCCGCGCTGATGGGCGGCGCCAATCAATCTTTTGCCGAAAGCCGCCGTTTGGGTTTGGTTTCCCCCACGCTGACCGCTGCGCCAAACATTGCAGGCACGAAAAAAGCCACCGGCCTGACCGACGCCCAAAAGATCGAGCGAGACGCCCAGCGCTTTGTCGCCAAACTCAAGGAGCAGGCCGACACTTTTGGTATGTCAAGCACAGCGGTGCTGGAATACCAGATGAGCCTGAGCAAGTTCCCACAGATTTACAAAGACCAGGCGTTGGCCCTACAGCAAAGTATTGCCGCCCAAACCGCCGCCGCTGCCGAAGACAAGGCTTTTGCTGAGGCCACTGAGCGTTTTATGGCCGACCGTGAGCGCGATATTGCCCGCCTAATTTCCAACACCCCGACCATGGTGCTCAAGGCGCAGCAAGACGACCTTGGCAAGCTTCAGGCGCTGCTGGCCCAGGGTGTTATCAGCGAGCAGCTTTACGCCGAAGCAGTCATCAGCCGCTTTGGTTTGGTCAACGACAAAATTAACGAAGGAAAAACGCTGGCGCAAGACCTTGAATACGTTTACACCAACGCTTTCAAAAATATGGAGGATTCACTAATCAGCTTTGTCAAAACCGGCAAGATTGATTTTTCCAGCTTGGCCGACAGCATTATTGAAGACATGGCGCGCATTGCCATTCAGCAAAGCATCATCAAACCCATGATGGGGATGCTGCCTGGCTTTTTTGGCTTTGCCAACGGTGGCGTTTTTGGCGGCGGTGGCGTCCAGGCATTTGCCAACGGTGGTGCCTTTAGCAACAGCATTGTCAGCAGCCCCACGCTGTTTAAATTTGCCAATGGCACCGGCCTGATGGGCGAGGCCGGCCCAGAGGCAATTATGCCGCTGCGCCGTGGCGCTGATGGCAAGCTGGGCGTGCATGCCTCAGGCTTTGGCGGCGGCAACAGCATGGTGGTCAACATTATCGAGTCCCCCGGCAATGGCGGCCAGCAAAGCCGCCGCACAGAAAATGGCATAGATATTCTGGACGTGTTTGTGGAAAAAGTAAAAGGCGCCATCGCCGGCGACATCAACCGGGGCTCGGGCGCCGTGCCCAGCGCCATGAGCCAAACTTACGGTCTCAACCGTGTTGCAGGAGCCTACTGATGGCAAACTGGCCTACAACCCTCCCAGCGCCACGGCCAAACTATGCTTTGGCACCCGTTGACCAGACCGTGCGTACCGACATGGAAAGCGGCGCCGCACGCGCCCGCCGACGCACATCGGCCCGCAGCGACAAAGCCACCGTGCACTGGCGCATGACCGACGCGCAGCTGGCTATTTTTCGCGCATGGTTTGACGATGCTAGCACCGGCATTGCTGGCGGCGCAGGCTGGTTTGACGTGACCCTGCCCATTGGCACTGGCGGCAAGGTGGCCGTCACGGCGCGCTTCATTGGGCCGTTTACGGCTGATTTTTCTGATTTGTCCGTGTGGGACGTGTCGGGCGAGCTGGAGATCCGGCAATGACCGACACCACCCTGAGCCAAGCCATCCGCGAGGCCTACGCCGCCGCCCCGGCCAACGTCATCATCTACCACACACTGGAGCTGTGGCACAGCGCCTTCACCACCCCCATCCGGGTGGTGCGCGATTATGTTGACCTGACTGCCACACTGGAGTCCACCGCCCCGCGTGATGCCAGCACGGCGGTAACCTTTGTGGCTTTTAATTTTGACTTCACCAAGCCCGAAGTCAGCGCCACCGGCGTGCCGCAAATCACCATTACCTTAGACAACGTTGACCGCGCCATTGTGGCCAACATCGAGGCCGCCATAGGCAGCACCGAACTGGTCAGCGTGATCTACCGCGAATTCATCAGCACCGACCTTTCAGCGCCGCAAAACAACCCACCGCTGGCCATGACCATTCTGAACGTGGTGGCCGACGTGTTCAAAGTCACCGCTACCGCAGGTTTTCCAAATTTGATGAACAAGCGTTTTCCCACCACCGAATACAGCACCGAAGTTTTTGTGGGGTTGGCCGCATGAGCTTTTCTCACTACATCGGCCTGCCGTGGCGGGCTGGCGCGCAAGGGCCGGACGCGTTTGACTGCATGGCGTTTTTCCGGCATGTGCAGCGTGAGCAGTTCGGCGTGCACGTACCCGCCGTGATTGCGCCGGACTACGAAGACGCCAGCGCGTTAGCCGACCTCATGAGCACGCACCCGGAGCGCCAGCGCTGGCTGCGCATTGCCCGGCCCCGGCACGGCTGCGCGGTGCTGATTCACCGCCCCATGCACATCGGCACATGGCTGGCAATTGATGGCGGCGGCGTGCTGCACTGTGCCCGCGGCGCTGGCGTGATCTTTACCAGTGACAGCGCCTGGCCTTGCTCCGGCTTTGGCCGCAAAGAATACTTCAGGCGCGCCGCATGAGCACCGTCATCTACCTTGAAAACGGCCTGAACCCGCACCTGCGCCGGGTGGAGCAGCGCAGCGGCAGTATTGCCGCGCTGGCACCCGACTGGCAAATTCCGTTCGTTGCCTTTGTCGACGGCCAGCCCGTGCTACGTGCCGACTGGGAACTGGTGCTGGAAGATGAGCAGTCGCTGGCCTTCATTGAAGTGGGCGCCATTCCGCAAGGCGGCCGCGGCGGCGGCGGGTCTAACCCACTGCGCACCATCCTCATGATTGCGGTCATGGTGTATGCGCCGCAGTTGGGTGCCTTGATGGGGCCTGGTATGTTTGGCGCTGGCGTTGCCGGATTAAGCGCAGCCACATGGACGGCGGGCTTTGCGTTTGCGGGCATGATGCTGGTCAACGCCGTCGCCCCCCCACCCAAACCCACCAGCCCGCAGCAGGCTGCCGCGCTGGCTGCGCCCAGCCCAACTTACAACCTGCAAGCCCAGGGCAACAGCGCGCGCCTGGACGCCGCCATCCCTGAGCATTTTGGTCAGCACATCTGTTACCCTGACTTTGCCGCCCAGCCTTATGCCGAATATGCCGGCAATGAGCAGTACCTGTACCAATTGCTATGCATTGGCCGCGGCAGCTACAGCCTGGGCCCACTGCACATTGAAGACACCCCCATCAGCAGCTTTGACGAAATCACCACCCAGGTGGTGCAGCCCTATGGGCAGATGACCTTGTTTCCGGCCAGTGTGACCACCAGCGTCGAAGTGGCCGGGCAAACCTTATCGCCCAGCATGGTCGGGCCGTTTGTCGCCAATGCCAGTGGTACCCTGGCCAACAAGCTGGCGTTTGACTTTGTTGCCCCCCGCGGTCTGTATTACGCCAATGACAACGGCACATTAGCCGCGCGCACCGTCAAAATCAACATTGAGGTGGCCACGGTAGACGCTTATGGCAACTTGACCAGCGGCTGGATTGTGCTGGCCGTCGCCGAGGCCTACAGCGCGGCCACCACCACCGCCCAGCGCTGGAGCTGGAGCTACAACGTGGCGCAGGGCCGTTACACCGCCAGGGTCAGCCGCGTCGGTACTGAAAGCACAGCCAGCCGCGAAGCCAACGGCGTGGTGTGGGCCGGCCTGCGCGCTTACCACCCCGACGCTGCCAGCAAAAATTACGGCGACGTTACCCTGCTGGCTGTGCGTATGCGCGCCAGTGACAACCTAAGCAGCCAGGCCAGCCGAAAAATCAACGTGGTGGCCACGCGCAAGCTGCCAATCTGGAACGGCACCGCTTGGAGCGCGCCCACCGCTACCCGCAACCCGGCCTGGGCGCTTGCCTATGCGTGCAAGCAAGTCGGCCTGGCCGACGCCCAACTTGACCTGGCCGCCCTGCTGACGCTGGCCAACACCTGCACCAACCGGGGCGATACCTTTGACGCACGCTTTGACAATTTCCTGAGTTTTTGGGAAGCGGCTACAAAAATTACTCAGTCGGTGCGCGCCAAGCCCTACATGCAGGGCGGCATTCTGCGCGTGGTGCGCGACCAAAGTGCCACGCTGCCGGTAGCCTTATTTAGCCAGCGCAACATTGTTAAAGGCAGCTTGAGCATTAACTACCTCATGCCCACCGAAGACACCGCTGATAGCGTTGACGTGAGTTACTTTGACAGCATTACTTGGGCACCCGCTAAAGTGCGCAGCACGCTGGCCGGCAGCACGGCGCTAAAACCCGCCAAGGTGGACATTTTTGGCGTGACAGACCGCCGCCAAGCCTGGCGCGAAGGCTTGTACCAGGCGGCCTGCAACCGCTACCGCCGAAAGATCATTACTTTCACAACCGAAATGGAGGGCTTCATCCCCAGCTTTGGCGACCTCATTGCCATGCAGCATGACATGCCTGCCTGGGGTCAGGGCGGCGAGGTCACAGCCTGGGACGCCGGCACGCGCACCCTTACCATGTCAGAGCCGCCAGTGTTCACCAGCGGCACGCACTACATTGGCCTGCGCACCCGCGCCGGCGGTGTGCAAGGCCCCTATGTGGTCACGGCAGGCACCGATCCAAACACAGTCATTCTTGACATGGATCCCGACAGCGCGCCTTACACCGGCGGCGATGAGGAGCGCACGCATTACGCTTTTGGCCCCGGCATCACATGGCGCCAGCCGGCGCGGGTGCTCAGCGCCAAGCCGCAAAACCTGCACTTGGTGGAGATTGAGGCGGTCAACGAAGACGATAGCGTGCACAGCGCCGACAGCGGCCTGACCATGCCGACACAGGTGTTCAGCCAGTTGGCTGCTTACCAAAACGCGCCTATGGTCACCGGCGTGGCCGCCAACCCGGCGCCATTTGCCCCTGCCAAGTTGCTGATCTCGTGGCAGCCCTCGCCATGGGCCACGCATTACCTGGTGGAGCAAAGCACCGACGCCGTGGCCTGGGTGCGCTGCGCCGAGGTGACCGGCAGCAACCTCATTACGCAAAACCTGTTTGGCAACCACACCTTGGTGCGCGTGGCCGCCGTGGGTTTTTCGCGTGGCGCCTGGGCACAGGTAAGCATTACACCATCGCCCGTGCCAGAGGCGGTATCAAGCCTGTCAATAGATGGCCACAAACTGATTTGGCCTGCAGTCAGTGACCAGGATATTGAGGGCTACCGCATAAAATACCAGTACGGCGCTAACACCCAATGGGCCACCGCCAGCTTACTTTATGACGGCCTGGTTACCTCATCGCCATACACCATGCTGGTGGTGCCGCCGGGCCAGGTGACCATCATGGTGCGCGCGGTGGACAGCGAGGGCCAGGAATCCGCATCATCGGCCTACATCATCACCGACATGGGCGAGCCGCTGGTAGCTAATGTACTGGAAACCTACGACTTCAAATCCGCTGGCTGGCCCGGCGACATTACCGGCGGCGCTGTAATTGGCGGCAACGTGCAAGCCCTACAGGGTAATGCCTTTTACAGTGCTGATATTGCCGATTTTTGGCCGGCAGACAGCTTGCCATTTTACTCCGACACCTATGATGCCATGACCTGGACAAGCGCCGGCTGGTCACCCTCACCCGCTGCCGTAGGGTATGAAGTGGTGGCCGCATGGCAGGTGCAGGGCGATGCTGTTACGGTGCAATACCGCCAAACCGGCCCTAGCCAGTTTTACAGCAACGATGACAGCTATTTTTATGCCGCCGCGGCCGCCGACTTTTATGAGCCGCCAGGCCCGTGGCAAACATGGCCTGGCAACATGGTGAGCCGCGCCGAAGAATACCAGTGGCGCGTGGCCGTCGCCGCCGGGCCAGTGACCGGGCTGCTGTCTGCTTTCCGCATCGACGTAGATGTGCCAGACAAGGTGTTGCGCCTGGGTAGCGTGACGCTGGCCGCACCAGGCACCCGCTTGAGCGCAGCCATTGGCCAATTTCACGCCATCCAAAACGTGCAGCTTACCCTGCACGGTGGCAGTACCGCAACGCTGCTGGAAATTCAGGACAAATCAACCGAGCTGGGGCCGCTGGTCATTGCCCGCAATGCCGCTGGCACCAGTGTTACCGCAACCATTGACGCACTTTTACAAGGATACTAAGCATGGCGACTTTACCCGCACGCAATATATTTGACGGCACCGCACTGCCCACCACCAGCGCCATGAAAGACGCCCTGGCTGGTCAACGCGACTATTTGTCAGGCCTGTTTGGCGACACCGGCAACCCGGCAGCCGCACGCATTGCCATGGGCATCACCGACCCCGGCATGTTCAAAAAAGCCGACCCCAGCACCACCGCCTTCACTAAAACCGCCGCTGGCGCTGCAGACATCAAAGCAGGCACCATCGTCGATGTAGCTGGCACCACCGTCACCTTTGCCAGCGCTACCGCCATCACCATGCCTACGCTGACGGCAGGTACTGACTATGCTGTTTGGGTCAAGGACGATGCCACGATTCAGGCGGATGCCAGCTTTTCGGCAGCGCCGGGTGCCGGTAACTGGCGCAAGATTGGTGGCTTCCATTACGCGCCGGGTAGCAACGCTACAGGCATGGCTGGCGGTAACACCACGCCGCAGATCAATGAGTACAGCTTTTGGGACTTGAAGTTCAAGCCAGCTTGCCCTGACCCGCGCGGCATGACGCTGGTGGCTGGCGGGTTCTGGGTAGATATTTACCTGACGGGTGTTGACGCGATTACCAATGGCTCGTCAAAGTACGGTGTCACTATTGCCGATGGGTCGTCGCCAGCAAAAGTGCCGTCGCTGTTTGGCGGCAATGGCACCACGACGTATGGCAGCCACACCTGGTTTGAGGCGCAGGAGCTGGCCACCGCGTTTGGCAAGCGCAGCATGTCGCAGCAGGAATTCATGGCAGCCATGTACGGCACGACCGAGGCAACCGCAAGCGGTGGCACTGATGTACCTACTACGGGTGCTACTGGCACGGGGGCCACCAGTGCCTGGAATGTGTTCACCAGTAAGTGGGGTGTAGTGCAGTCCACAGGGTGCCTGTGGATATGGGGGCTGGATCGGGGCGGTGCTTATGGTACTGCTGGCTGGAACGCCAACACTGAGGGACGCGGCTCTGAATACAACGCGCCGAATGCGGTGCGCCTTGGCGGCTACTGGAACAACGGTGCGGACTGTGGCTCCCGGTGCTCGAGCTGGGCCAACGTTGCGTCGAACTCGGTCAACTTCATCGGTTCGCGCTTCTCCTGTGACCACCTGATTCTTGAATAAGGTGGCGAAAGCCACCGTTTGACTAACACGAATGGAACCTGTAAAGGATAGCTCAACATGCTTCGATCAAATGGCTGTGGTGGAGAAATACGAGAAAGTGATCTCGTATCTGTACCCCATTGCCCAGTCGATGCCGCGCAAGCATGGCGTAGCCCGCGACATGTTTCTGCGATGCCTGTTGGGCGTGCCAGACCTGATGTTTCAGGCGGGCAAGTCAAATCAGGTATCAAAAATCTACGCCGCAGATGCTGCTTTGGCAAATCTGCGGTTTTGGATGCGATTCCTGCACTCGATCCATGCGCTGACGCCGCATCAACTTCAGACAGCCCAAGTGTTGCTGGCAGAGGTTGGCGCGATGGTTGGCGCATGGGTCAAGCGCAGGCAAAAGCAAGGGTAGGCTGGGTCAACATGCGGTGCTCCTTGGCGGCAACTGGAACAACGGTGCGAACTGTGGCTCCCGGTGCTCGAACTGGAACAACGTTGCGTCGAACTCGAACAACAACATCGGTTCGCGCTTCTCCTGTGACGACATCACTATTTCATCGCTCTGCCATGGCTACGGCTTGGCAGGCCGACCATCCAATATGTGGTCAGCCAGTTCTATCCTCCTTCGGGAAATACTTAACGGGGTTCGGCATAACGCTTAGTAGGCGATCCAAAGGCGCGGCCGACTTTTTTATGACTAAAAAATATCGGCGGCTGATTGACCAAATCACCACCACTGACAACTTGCGCACTGCTTTTGAAAATACGGCACGCGGCAAGAAAATGACGTGGGGCTATCTGGAGTTCAAGGAATACGCTCAAGCCAATCTGCATTTGGTGCAGGAGGAATTGCGCGATGGCGGCTACCGCATTGGCCCGTACCGCGAATTTATGGTGCATGAGCCCAAGCCGCGGCTGATTTCAGCGCTTGACTTTAAAGACCGTCTGGTGCAGCACGCATTGTGTAATGTGATTGCGCCCATCTTTGAGCGCAGCCTGATGCCGCAAACCTTTGCTTGCCGTACTGGGCTTGGTACGCATGCCGGGGTGCGCTTTGTGCAGGGCACCATGCGCTACACGCGCGCCAAGTATTGTCTGAAAACGGATTACACCAAGTTTTTCCCAAGCATTAACCGCGCCGTGCTGCATGGCCTGATTGAGCGCAAGATCGACTGCGCAGGCACGCTTGCCATACTGCGCGAGATTATTCCACCCGCAGGCAACGGCATCCCGATCGGCTCGCTTACCAGCCAGCTTTTCGCAAACGTTTATGGCAACCTGGCCGACCGCTTTATTCACTTTGATCTCGGGCAGCGCCACTGGGCGCGGTACATGGACGACATTGTGGTGCTGGATGACGATAAAGACCGTCTGATGGACAGCTTTTTGCGGCTGAACGATTTTTCTGGCGAGCGCATGAAGCTGCGCATTGGCCGATGGAGCCTGACGCCAACCGCGCGCGGTGTGAATTTTCTGGGCTATCGTATCTGGGCCACGCACAAACTGCTGCGCAAAGACACTGTTTTGCGCGCCAAACGCAAAGTCGCCAATTTTCTCAGGCACGAGGACAACGCTGGCCTCGCGCAATTTGTTGCCTCATGGCGTGGTCACACGCAATGGGCCGACGCTCACAACCTTAACCAATGGATGGAAACCCGCTATGGCATCACCCTTTAACCCCATAAACACCCGCGCTGACCTCGACATCTTGGCTGGCACACCCGCCCACGACGCCTTCATGGCCGCGCTGGCGGGTAGCGTCTGGCGGCTGGAAAAAGATGATGACGCCAAACTATGGCGTGCCGTGCAAGATGCCAGCACCATCGAGCGTTTTGGCTTTACGCTGGCAGACTTTGCCACAGTACCCGCGCCTGATCTGCCTGAATACATAGCACCACCGTCAACCGTGCCCGCAGTGGTCACCATGCGCCAAGCACGGCTGGCACTGTTGCAGGCCGGATTACTCGGCAGTGTGAGTGCGGCGATTGCTGCCATGCCGGGTATAGAGGGCGAAGCAGCACGGATTGAGTGGGAATACGCGCAGGAAGTGCGCCGAGATAGTGGCTTGGTGCGGTTGCTGGTGGGTGGCCTTGGTTTGACAGATGCTGAGCTTGACGCGCTGTTTACTGCGGGCGCTGAACTGTAATGCTTGATGCGCTGATCTGGCTTGACGTAACCCTGTGGCGCTGGGTTACGCGTGGCCGCTACCCGGTGGGCGAGACGGCATCAGCGGCGGCATGGCGCATGCGGCTGGCAGGGCGCAGACGTGGCCGGGTGGCGGTGTGGCTGATTGACGCGCTGTTTCGACCTTGGCAGGTGAATCACTGCGAGCGTGCCTACCGCTGGCAGGCGCATCTTTATGAGGAATAAAAATGACGAATGACCACACCGAACGCCGCGCATGGCAGCGCCCTGTAGCACCGCATGACGACGCCCACCCATGTACCAACGGCTGCGACGATCTGGACGATGTGTCTGCCGCCATTGAGGCCACCCGCGTGGAGCTACAGAGTTTTGAGCACCGGCTCGACGAGAGTCATGTCCAACTCAATCGATTTGAGGGCCGGTTGGCCGAGGGCGACGCACGCATGGGCCGCATCGAGACAATGATCAACGTCAACAACAATTCACTGGCGCAAAACACTGCGGACACGGCAGAGATTTTGCAGATCATGAACGACACCAAAACAGCGTTCAAAATGATCGGGCATTTGGGTATGGCGATTAAGTGGGTGGCCGGTATTGCGGTGGCGATTGGCTCGGTGTGGCTGATCTTCAGGGATTTGCACAAATGATCCCGCGCCGCGCCGTCGGAGGACTGGGCTTGAGCGCTGTGGCGCTGGTGGCGCTGCTGCTGTCTGAGGGGTACACCCATAGGGCGATTGTGCCGGTGCCCGGTGATGTGCCAACAATAGGCTTTGGCACGACGGACGGGGTAAAGATGGGCGACACGATCACGCCGCCAAAAGCTGTGGCACGCGCCTTGGTGGACATACAGCAATTTGAGGGCGCGATCAAACAGTGTGTAACCGTGCCATTAACTCAAAATGAATACGATGCCTATTTGCAATTGAGCTATAACATTGGTAGCAGCGCATTTTGTAACAGCACGCTTGTCAAGCGGTTGAACGCTCACGACTATGCAGGCGCTTGTCTTGAAATAAAGCGTTGGGACAAGTTTAAAGGAAAGCCATTGCGCGGCCTGACACTGCGCCGGGAAAGGGAATTTCAGCAATGCATTACCCCATGATCACCCCCGAAGCCAAAGAGCGATGTTCCCGAAAATCGCTACAGGAACAGCTTGAGGAGCTGCGCCGGGAATTGCAGCGCGAGGCAGCCGATGACCAGCGCGA